TGAGATGCCGTATTGAGAATGTCGTGCTGGATTTTCTTTTCCAGTGCGGCCAGGACCCTATCACGTCGAGTTGTTTTTCGATGTGGTTAGTCCTGATCTTCTCTCTCATGATTAAGCTCTTACATAATGTAAGCCCTTAATTTACAGGAGGTTGTAGATGACTAAGTCATTTGCACGAGGCCTAAGGCCTTTATCCTCAGGTACGATCCAAGGCTTCTTAGAAGCTTTGGACACCCCTGTGTCTCTCTCGGTCTGGCTCCGATATAAATACGGGGAGCACCGCTCTATACTCGAAATGGAGCTGCTTGAGCGTGACTATGTCACGGCCGAGCAGTTTCGTAACGATTATCTTGCGGTTAAGCTCCTCAGTAAATATACCGGCCTCCAGACCGGGATTGACACTCGGGCGGTTGCCCTCGAGAAATTCTTCGAGTGCGAACGAAAGTGCGCTGAGTCTAACGATAGGTTATCCCTTCTGTACGCTAGCAACGATCTTGTTACCGGGCTGTTGCCTGATACTAAGATTCCGTTTCGTGACATTTGTCACGTTATAACGGGAAAAATTGCGAATGTACTCCGGGAGTTACCTACCGCGTCGACTCTTCTGCACTGTACCTTTGGACCTGGAGCCACCACTAGAGTGGCCGGGACAAAGACCTCGGCGTATGAGAAGTTTCGAGAGTCTCTTCATACTACGCGTGAGGCAGTTGACTTCATACCTGTTCTTAATCGCATATTTCCGAGGTTTCCTCGGTCATATGAGATTGTCCCAGGTAGTAAAGTCACCTTCGTTCCGAAGAATGCAAAGACCGATCGTCCAATAGCCATCGAACCCGATTTGAACATTTTTGTTCAGCTTGGGATCGGCAACTATATGACTAGGTCCTTGCTTAGAGCCGGCGTTGACTTGAGGGATCAATCCCGCAATCAACGTCTATCCCGTCAAGGCTCTATCCATGGGGATGTTGCTACGGTCGATATGTCATCTGCATCTGACCTAATCAGTCAGGCTGCTGTGATGTATTTACTCCCGCATCCATGGTATATCCTTCTTGACGCTGCGAGGTCACACCGCTATTCCTTAGATGGGAAAACTTATGTTTTCCATAAGTTTTCTTCTATGGGTAACGGTTTTACCTTCCCCTTACAGTCCCTGCTGTTTCTTGCTTTCGCAAGATATAGTTGTGAACTTTCGGGGGTTTCGCAGTCGGATGTGGCAGTCTATGGGGATGATATTATTGTCCCCACTGGTGCCTACAGAGCACTGGGTACGCTTCTCTCCTTGTTTGGTTTCGAAATCAATGCTCGAAAGAGCTTTGCTTCGGGGCCGTTCAGAGAGAGTTGCGGCAAAGACTACTACGATGGCGTAGACGTCCAGCCCTTCTACCTCCGTGAGGAGGTAAGGAGGCTTGATGTTGCTTTCAAGGTCCATAACCAAATAGCCGCTCTTGCCAGTCGAAGTTTTCTCCCTTTGACTGACTTGAGGGACTCTCGGTTTCGTTCCTTGTTAGCTTGGCTCAGAAGTAGCGTGCCCAAACAGTATGCATTTCGCATACCGTTAGGCTGGGGCGATGGCGGATTCGTCTCTTCTTTCGAAGAGGCTTGTCCCTCACCGCTTCGTGCCGATGGTTGGGTGCAAGGCTGGTTCTTTTCCAGACTTTGCGCCTTACCCATCAAGTACGCCATGACTGATCCTGACGCCATGCTTCGTTTCGCGTTGTTTACCGCAGGTCGCGCAACCGAGCCTTCGCTCGGTTACGCTATCCATAGGAACACAACGAAAATGAAGAAACGAAGGGAGTTGGCCTATCATTGGCCGGCTCTCGGGGTTTGGGTGTAATGCCCGCCCTTTTGCATCCCTAATTTCGGGAAGC